GATTTTAAGACCGGTAGAATCTTCCAATCCTCCAGAGCCGGCGAGCTGAACCGCACTACCGGCGACTTTGTCGGAGGTTGTGATTTGGTTAAGCTTTGAATCTGCGATGGAACCGGCGAGTTTTGCGTTTGACACTTGCAAATTGCCAATCATCGCGGTCTCGATTCCATTGGTATCGACCTTCAATCCGCTATCGTCTGCAAGTCCACCACCGCTCGCAAGCTGAACCGCACTACCCGCGACTTTGTCGGAGGTTGTGATTTGTAGCATTTTAGAATCTGCGATGGACCCGGCGAGCATTGCATTACTAACGCCGGCGTCGACGATTTTGAGACCGGAGCTATTAGCGAGTCCACCGTTACCGTTAAGCTGAACCGCACTACCGGAAACTTTGTTCGAGCTTGTGATTGTGGAAAGTTTACCGTCTCCGATGGAACCGGCGAGTTTATCGGCTGAAATGGAACCGGCTAGTTTATCGTTCGATACTCCGGCGTCTTTCAATCGTAGTTGATCTGATCCGTTTACTTCGATTGAAGAATCGTCGACGACTACATTTAGCGTATTTCCGACCTTAGAAATTGCTGATCCTGCTACCACTTGTCCGAGTCCGGAAAACTGAACCCATACGACATCGTCTTGCTCAAGTGTCGCGATAGTTGCTGTCTGAACGAAAGCGGCGTCGCTGTGTGTATCTCCGTCGGTTACGAAGAGAGCGGCACCATTCAATTCTGCCGCTGAATTACAGTCGGCTGCTCGTGTCATCGCACTAGAAGAACCATTGAAAATCCAAACTCCGTTCTCGTCGGCGTTTGTTTGGTCCTTGACCAAAATACGTGATCCACTGGAAACAGTGAAATTATCGAATGACGATGTACCGGGGTTCGGTAAATTGATGTCGGCAACACTGGCGACCTTTGCGGGTTCCTTCCAATAAACGCCGGAACCGACCAAACCGTCGACGTAACTTTTAATAACGACGTCGGCGTCGTTTGATGGGCTTTGTGCACGTAGCTGACCTGTGAATACGAAGTTATCCGATAAGTCAAGCTTAACGGCCTCGATTGCTGAGTCTGCGATTTGCGAAGTGTCTACGGCTCCGCTTTTGATTTGATTTCCGGCGATTTGTATAGCCATGATTGCTCCTAATTAGGTGTATAATCGATTGTTAAATAGTCGCCTGGAATCGTTAAAAAGGTAGTCGTAAAAGTTGTCGACGTTGTCTCCGAAAATGTTTCGGATTCGACTTGTCGTACTCCGTTATAATATACTCGCAAAGTACCGGTTTTGTACTCTTCTTGTATTAAAAACGTCGTTTTTTCTCCGTCAATCTGAGAAGTAAGATTTTGTTTTTTCACTTCTTCCGCTCCTCCTTGTTGTACTGTATAAATAAAACCTGACATCGTCAATCCATATAATGTGGTTAATATTCGGTTAGCTGTATACAAACTTTTCCGGTACCGGTTTTCGCGGCTACAAAAATATTTTTCCGTTGCAATCCGATACCGAGTTTTATTGGTATGACGTTATTCGATGGTACAAAAATATAATCATCCGGCAAGACTCCACCGTCGGTCGCTCCGTTTTGGACCACGTATATTATCGTCGTCTCGGAGCCGATTGTTATTGTCTTCGCTTCGCCTGGTAACTCGATAAGGGTTGTACTCGTATCGACGTCGAATGTCTTGTAATACGGGTATTCATTGACGCCTTTTAAATTAATCGCCATTATTGCTCCCTACGTCTTGACATCCACGCCTTACGAATCTCCTCTCTATTTTTCGAATAGAATTCAGGGTCTTGTAATCCTCGTTCGATTACGTTGGATGGTTCCGGGGCTTGTCGTACTCCGTTGTTCGTTTGTGGAGCTTGTCGACGTTCTGTGGCTTGTTGGAGTTGCGATAATTGCGATTGTGTCGAAGGTGTTTCCATGTCTCCTGGTGTCGCTTCGATTTCTGCTTGTGGAGCTTGTATCGTTTGGATGTGTGGTCGAAGTATTGTCGGAGCTGTGGCCGGGTCTTCGACGATGGAATCTAACCATTCTGTCAAGTTTACGATTTCGCCTTTCTTCTTTCCCGCTTGCGACTTTTCGTACGACCATTCTATCGCGTCGACGATGTCAGGATCGACGAGACCATGTTTCGACATCGCCTGGAATCTCGTATATCGTTGTTCGCTCTTCGAGAGGTCTTGTTTCATTTTGTCTATCTGTTGGGTCAATAGGTCGATCGTCGAATCGCTTTTCGATGCCTTTTCCAATTTTTGTCGAAGTTCTTTCGCGGCCAGCTCTGCTTCGTTTGCTCGGCTCGCGACTTTGTCGACTCGTTGCTTTATTATGTTTTCGACTTCGGTTTTTTTTACGTATTCGATGCCGTCGATTTCTTTTGTTTCCATGTGGCTAGTCTCCAATGATGATGGTGATGATGATAATGATGATGGTGATGATAAACGTACTACATGAGTTCGATACGTTCTCTTTTGATTTTGAGTAACATTTCTCTCGCTGTGTTTTCATCGATTCCAGGATTTAAAATTTGCATTGCCTGTATCGGACTCAATAAACCGGCGGCCATTTTCGCGAGAACGTCTTCTCTCGTTTCTTTGATTTCTTCCGGCGATTGTGGGACCTGGGCGTATTGGATTCGATAATTGTTCTCTGGTAAATTCGTACCGAGAAAACGATTACAAAGAGCTGCCGATTTTGCGAGTAATCGTTCGTCGTAAAAACTTTGTAATGGGGCGTGACGTGCTGCCGCTTGTCTTTGTCCGTCTCGACTTACTGACAACGAAAAACCAGAACGAATGTCGGCGGTTTGTTTCAATACCGAAGAGGATAGACCGGCGGCGGTCGCGACTTTGTATTCGTACTGTGCGATTGTTTCGAACATTTTTACGGGGTCGGCTCCTGGTTCGAATTGTCCGACGAGCGGTTGACCGGTGTTTTCAGGGTCACTGTAAAACATAAGTATCGAAGAAGGGTCGGTCGCGATTGCGGCTCGTCTTGCTGTTAGATCTCCGTTCTCGACTCCCAAACCGCTAATCGATAGCCCGGCGACGTACCGTTGTGGGTACGAACAATCGCGTATTAAGTGAACACCCATACTTGTTAATACGCTCGCAACGAGTGAACCATAGGCTGTTTGTGCATTTCGATACGTATTCCAGAGTAGACCGGTTTTTTGTGCGTGGTATAGTTCGACCGGTAGGAATGGTCGACCGTCTGCATATTTGTACGGGTAGTCGTCTCCACGATGTGTCGCGTGTCCCATGTATTTTTCTGAAACATCGTCTCCGAGTGTGCCGTCGTGGTTCACTTCGTACATTCCGAATAACGGTTCGTCCGGGTTGCGTATATCCATAACATCGGCGACGAAAACAGGTTCGTTCGATACTGGGTCGATTCTCAATCGAATCTCGCGATAATATGTCGGCTCGTCCGGTGTGTCGGGGCTTGCTTCGCAATATGTATAGTCCGGAGTAACGATTCGATAATTTAGACCGGCGTTATTTGTTGGCTGTCCGATTTTATGTGGTGCCACGTCGATTCGTACAAAACATTCGTTTATCGCGAGTATGAATTGTTGTGCCTGTTGCATCAAAGGAAATAGACCGGCGTTCGTGACAAAACCGTCCGAGCCGGTCAAGGCCGAAATGTCTTCTTGATTGTGTACGGTAGGAGCTGAGTTGTATAATACTGCGAGTTGTCTTGTAATCTGCTCCAATACATTCGAAGACATGTCTATCGGTCCGAGTGCCATGTATCGATCTGTACTGAAATGTCGCAACATTTCTTCTTCGAGGTCTTTTTCATACGTACCCATCACGAGACGTCGCCTTAATGCCTGGTGTTCGACTCGGCGTTGTTCTTCTTCATTTGGCATTTGTGGGAATGGCGGCGGGTTCTTCATGGCTTTTTTACCTTTGTATTTGTATGCTATGAGGTCGACTAACACGTCGGTCGATACAAGACGAGACACAATAACGCATACTATCTATCGCGTGGCCGTGGGGGTCGGTTGAGCGAGAAGACGAATTACGCTTCATAGTCCAATTTTTAATCGATTTTATCAATTGTTTACAATTTGGATGAATAAAGAAATGTTTTCTTGACATAATAGCATGAATTAACGAGCTTGTATAATATACGCTATGTCTCCATTTTACAGGTCTTCGAATCGTAAAGGGTAGGTTTCGCGGCGGGTATCCGAGCAACGATTCGAAAGCTCGCATCAAAAGTATATTCGACATCTTGAATCCATCGCGAGACCTGGTTGCGTGGTGCGTACCATCGCCGGTCCAATGTTGTACCTGTTCCGGTTTCAATCCGTTTCTTTTGCACATTTCGATAATCGCTCGTACATGTGTTTCCGGCGGGGCTTGACCGGAGACATATTCGTCCAACATGTATATTCGAGGGTTTGTTATTTCTCGCATATCGATACATGCAAGCGTCGCGACTTGACTATTCGGCGATGAGCCGTGGTCGATACCGATACAGAACTCGTACTTTCCTCCTGGTGCGACTGGGTGTGACGAAATCATACTCGGCTCGAAGTTGTCGAATATGACTCCCTGGGCGACTACGTCGAGACTCGCATTGATTCTCTGCTCTCTATCTATGGGCAAAAATGCCGATACCATCGATTCTATCTGTTCGCTTGACATGAGCGGTCGACATCCAATCGGAGTGGTATTGGCGACGTTCAGTACTGCACGGTGCACCGAGATTTTATCGTCTTCAATCATCTTTTTGAGATAAGAAATATCGACGTTTCCTACTGGTGTTAATGACATCGCGACGATTCCTCGTGTACCGTTCGGTCCTCCTCTCGTTGTTCTTGCAATGCAAGAATTTAGGGTCTCACTATTGACCGGCTCGTCCACCACTACGAGTCCACACGTACCGGATTCCAATCCGATTCCCTGGCTCGCCGTCTTGATTCGAATAATTGCTCCTCCGTATTCCTCTTTGAAACGTACCATCGGAGCGAGACCACGAAAACCTTTACCGGTTATAAACTCGCAATCGTCTGCGAGTGCGTATTTTGGGCACAAGTCGTATAATTTCTGCTGTATGATTCTGCTTTGTTCGTGCGAATAGCATATTAACCACGATTCGCGGGTGATTCCTTTGATTGTGGGGTGTCTTCCTAGTGCATGCATTAGCAATAATGCTGCACTCGCCCATGTTTTCCCGACTTGATTTCCGATTTAGGACGGTCGCCGGTTCATTTTTCGAACCGGCGACCGCCCCCGCCTAGCAAAATCTTCAGTTTAGACTTGTCTTCGATGAATTCTTTTTGAGGTAGTGTCGGTCGAAAATATACAAGCGGGTCGACGTGTGCTCGTTTTTTCAATGTCTGTACTTTTCTTGCCATGGCTGCGAGTTTCATTGGTTCTCTACTGGGTGATGATGGTGATGATAGTGATGATGGTGATGATGATAACGATTATATTTCGCTATTTTCGCTTCCAAAACACTTCGAAACACTTCTCGGAGTCTTCTTTTTGTGTGCAATAGTCTACCAAAGAAACTGTATTCGCGAGATTTTGGATTTCTTCGCATGACTCGCCGGTCTTCGAATCGATTCCTCTGGAATATACAAGACATGTGAGCTCGCGACACAATAATCGATCTTCGATTTTCGATACGTTCTCCGGGTTGCATAGTTTTTCGACGACGTCGAGGTCTGTTAATTGTTTAATCACTTCTTGTTGTACCTGGCTCGTTTTGTCTTCGATGATTATTGGTTTTTCTTTGTGGAGCTTCGTACCAACGACCGTCGAACCAACGCCAACGACTAGACCTATCAATAACGCGATACCGATTTCCATGTTTTCTCCTTTCATCGTTTGAAGATTTTTATATTTGGTGATTCTAACCCGGCGATGTCGTCGACGAGTCGTTGTTTCAATACTGGAGGTAGTATCGAAACCATCGTCGATATTTCTCCGAGTATTTGTTCGTCCGTCAAGTCGTCGAACGTGCCGTCCTCTTCCGTATTTATTTGTCTGATCTGGATAAGTACAGATAATAATTGTCTTTGAAGAGCTGAATACGCTTGCCATGATTCCGCTTTTTCGGCTTTCTTGATTGCGGTTCGTAGTTCTTCGGCTTGTCGTTGCATTATTTGTATCGGAGTCGTCGCGACTTTTTCTTCTTTCGGCTTCTCGGTTATCTGATCGGTTCGTAAATGTTGGGCGTCTCGCTTGAATCCGTGTCGTCGTTCCAATAAATACGCGGCGGCTTTCCAATCACCATCGGAGCTGGCGACGTTTATTGTTTTTAATGCTGTAATCGCGGCGGCGGCGTCGGCCTTTTTGAAGGCGTCCAAAAAGTCAGAGAAATTACCGCGTGTTTCTTCCTCTCCTTTTTTCAACCAGTTGTACAAAGTCGCTTTCGATACGCCGGCTGACTCGGCGGCGATTTCGTATGTCGCTCCGAGTTTTACGGCTTCGATGATTGCTTCCTTTCGTGCTTTGTTCAGCTTTGTTCGTCGTCCTATTTTTGTCATGTGTTCCTTTTTGTGTTCGAGGTCTGATTTTTCTGAAAAAAATTTACAGTTTTTCGAAAAAGTCGCGGTACGGCTAG